TCCGTGAAAACATTCATCAACCATGACACAAACAACATCATCAAAGAAAAAGTCTTCCATATCAGGATCCTTGTTAGGATCTTGTTCAGCTTTAACCTTGAGCAAATTGTTCAGTGATTGCCATGTACAGATGGTATGTGTTTTACCGTAATCCTTTCGATCACCAAAGTACACGCCTACCTCAAGTTGAAGATTTTTGTAATCTGCTTCGGTTTGTACTACCAACGACTTGTTGGGAACAACTACGATAGATCGACCATATGGCTCAATACTTTTAGACAATGCGGCTGTCATTAATGTCTTGCCAGCGCCTGTTGCTATTTCTTGAAGTGACTGTGGATTGGCTAAAAAGTTATTGACGATTTCCACTTGATAATCACGCAGAATTATAGGTTGACCTTCACGTTCATGTCCGGCGGGCCAGCATATGTTAGCAAAAGTATTCTCGTTTATCAGGTCAAACTTTAGGTCTAAGTGATTTTTTCTCTTGTCGTCTAGTACTATGTCATAGCCGTAATCGATTAGTATCGGAATGATTTCATCCAGTAGATTTAGATAGGTACTCCCTGCTAAAGAAAAATAGCTGATCTTACCATTCCATCTACCCAATCGAACTGCTGGTTGATATCTGGCACCGGGCTTCTCGTACTCAAATTTTTTCATGAGAGCGCGCCTTACATCTAACTCAAGTCCTAAAATTTTAACGTTTACTTCGTCCTTAATTTCTATTGTTGCTGTTTTCAATGTTTATTCCTTGGGTCTTTCCTTCTCCATAGCCTGTTGATAATGAGATTTCGTTATTTAACTACTACTGGATTTGAATTTGATAGGGTTACTATTTTACCTAAATCTCTAAAGCCGCGATCTATCGTTAATGTTGAGGTTGGTTGAATTAGCACGTCTGCTTTGGTTAAGGTTGCACCTTGCAAGGACCTATAGTAGATGTTTGCCTCATTTAACTTGAGTGTCAACTCATTATATACCTGCTTATTTAATGTGATTCCTCTACCCAAAATTACATTTTTACAATCTAACTCTTGTAACCAAGATATGAGCGACGTAAGATCACATAAGTCCACTTGCGTAGAATATTCATGTGCAAACTTCAATTTTGGTTCTGTAAGCAAGGCAGGATCAACCTTAACACCCGCATTAGATAGCGTATACAGAGTTTTAGGTTCAGTATTTAATTCCACATCAGAGAGTACATCAGCTATGATCGGATTGCACGCTGCAATAAAATATGAATTCCCCACTTTTACCAAAGTCGGGTCCCAAACTGTGGCGGCCTCATACTGCTTAAGTTGATCTAGTATGGCTTGTAAGGTATCACAAAACCTAACTACAGAAAAATATTTCTGTAACTTAGTAGCAGCAACATGCAATGCAGTCGTGCTGAATGGTGCAGTGTACACTTTTCGATCTTTGTTCCATTCGAATGTGTTGTACTTTATATCTCTGAATTCTGAAATGAACGTTTTGTTGAAGGGTAGCTTAATAGTTAATTCATTGCCTACCAAACTGACTTTGGCGCTGGTATACTCTTCGGTGCTTTGTACAACTGAAGTTTTCCATGGCAACGACTTCAGTGTATCTACATTAAATTCGGTCTTAATCAACTGTTTACGATATTTACTGACCAGTTTATCGAACAGTTCAACCTGATTAGTCGTAATCCTATGGTTCGCGTGAATCATCTGTTGAAGATTCGACATGAACTTATAGTCGTATTGACTTAAGCTTATTTTACCTTGAAGGAAAAAATGCAGGAGGTGTTCTTTATAGTTCATCTTAGCATTATGACATACTTGCGATAAAAAGCAATAGTTAAGGTTACCTATTATGTTTGATAATAGACAATTTCGCCAGTAGTCGGATCATAGTATAGCTGGAACATTCCCGTTGCGTACAATTGTCGGGTTACCTGAAGTTATCGTATTAATAGTGACATTGCTGGCCGTTAGGTTACCGAAGGATCCGCCACCTCCGCCGCCGGTTACTAAATTTAGAACACCGTTTGAATTACCTATGTACAAAGAATAATCACTAGTATCGACTACTAGTTGGCCTGGACGCGCATTTCCGTCGTAGTTTGCTTTAGTGTCATCAACGTGCTTATCAATCTGTACATATAAGCCATTAATACCGCTGTATGGCGGAGGAGGTATAGCCATTTAAAAAATCCCTTTGTCATGCATAAATAATGTAAGGCAAAGGGATTTTAATTCACTAAAATTCAGTTTTTGTTAATTACGCTTAGTACAAGTGCTCAGCGCAAGAGATTTCCAGTTGTTGGGAGAAATCTTAACTAGATCAGCGATTTTGAGCGCCATTCGAATGGACAGTTCTCTTAGCTTCAACTCGTTATCTTCCATAAACTTGAAAATCTCGGCGCCTTGATCATCAGCAAAGTTGTAGCTACCAAACAGACCATTTTCAACATCACGATCCACTTGCCGAATGCGCAACATTTTGTCACGCTGAGAATCGATAGTCAGATCCAAGAAGTGACAACGAGATTCCAGCGCTTCAAGGTGATCTTGCATACGCTTAGACTTCACGCTGTCAAACTTAAGGTTAGTGATAAAGATAGCAGACCCGTTGAAGTTAAAGGAATTCGGAATGCCTTCATCACGAAGCAGACGAGAATCCGAATTCCAACAAATCTTTCGATGACGTCCAGAATCCAGCGCCGCCTTCAGAATGTTCAGTGACAATTCATCACCGAACACGCTGTCGCAGTCATCAAATACTAGCACATTTTTCTTGTCACTGTACTTGTATAGCTGGGCGTAAAGACCCAGCGCAGTCATAGCACCCTTAACCACAGTATGCTTAATGCGATTTCCAGCGATCTTGTCGAACATAGAAGCCCGCTCAAGTTGCATTTCAACACCGTGTGACTTGCCTACGCCAGGTGGACCAGACACGATCATCGCACGAATGTCACCGTTAATACACGCAGCAGACATTTCGTCAAGGATCTTAAATCGAGCAGCAATGCGATCCATCGCCTGTTCGTCGGTCTCGATTTCCGCCGGAGCGGCTTCTACTGGTTCACCATCAACAAACTCAATGTCAGAGATATAATTTACCTTAATTTTGATGGTGTCGATAGCAACAGAGAAGTGCCCGTCATTCTTTACGGTGACGTAGCTGCCCTTTTTTCCGATTTGAAAACCCTTCACCAAAGTGAAATGAGTGTTGACGACCGGCTGGTTACGGTATTCACCTCTCTTGATCAAAATTCGAGACATGCGTTATCCTTTGTCGATTGTTTTATATTTCAATATAACAGAACATTTTGCTGCTGTCAACTCGCAGCGTACACTCGAATCTCAGAAAATCCTTCGGCCTCAGTGGGCATGACAAAATTCTGTTCCATAAGAGTCAGAACGTGTTTCGGAATAGTCTTACCGATACGAGAATTCAGGCGGCGATTCCATTCAGCGTCGTCGGGCTTCTCAAACACGATAGCGTCGATAGTGTAGCCATAGGGCTTGAGAATGTCAATGATGCGCTTACGGCTCTTGACCGACATGTTAGTACGATCAACATCAAAGTCCTCACCGGCTTCGCAGTACGCTTTGATTTGCTTCCAAAACTGGGCATCAGCGATGCTCATAGCGTCAGCAAAGACCTCGTTGTACGTGGAACCTCGTTCCTTAGCAATTTGGTCGATGATATTGTCCGAAGACGCGACATTACGAGCCTGCACCTTTTCCAAAAAGGTGCTCTTGCCACTAGCGGGAAGACCGACGAGAATGTTACACTTAGGCATGTATTTATCCTTCATTACAAAGTGCATTATGCACTGAATGACGCAAGGTATCAACCAAAATTATTCCGGTTCCTTGTCCGGTAGAGGCGGAGTCAGAATACGAGGCTTAAATGCCTTATACCGGTTACTGGCTTCTTCGTCTAGTGCTGCTTGTTCGATACAATTTTCTAGCCTTTGTTTGGCTTCATCATACGGAAAGGAATCGCGGCCACAATACAGATAAAGAACAAGCGTCACCATATACATTCTTCCAGACAAAAAGCTTCTTTTCTTCTACAACAAAGTATGTAGGTCCAGTGGTATTGTAATTGAATATTTCTCTTAGTCGATATTGCTTAGTCATTATGTTTAATTCCTTTAAACCAAACGTCCTTAATCAGGTCATAGCTCTTGTTGCTCGACAGTTTGATAGCCACAGTTTTAGTAATATGTTCCTGGGCAGACTCAATAGTACAACAGTCAAACAGCGAGAAGATCGCTGCTTTCATGAGCGAATCAAAATTTTGAGATTCGTTCAGCGCAAAGTTCTTACGATCAACGTTTCGGGCACGAATATGAGCCACATTGTCATGCAGTTCACGAGCCAGATACTTGATGCGAGTGACAACCTTATCCTCAAATTCTTCCAGGCGAACTCGATCTTCAGTAAGAAGATGAGCCTTAACATCATCGAGGGTGTTGCTCAGGATCATTTCCACGATATTACGATCTTGCAGAATGGCTTCCTTAGCCTTATGAATTTGAACGTACCAGTCACACTTAGCCTTAACCATGTGACCGTCATCGAAACGAATCACAAAGCCTTCCATATCTTTCAGACCAGCAACATAAGCCATAAATTCATTCATATCCGTAGCAGGCTCGAAAGCCTTTACGACTGGGAGATTCCAGTTCTTAGCAATAAAGGTCATTTTATCATACTTAACATACTCACCTGTGTCATTAAAACGGAGAGCGATAAGGACTAAGTGATCTTTGCTCCCGTAATCGATGACGATGCGTTGCTTACGCGAACACCATTCAAAGATAGGGGTGATGAAAGATTGAGTTAGATAAACGCGAGCGAATTCCTCGTACTTAGGATTATTTTTAACGAATTCCTCAACAGGAGCAGCAACGTCAGTCAGACCCATCTTAGTACCCCAACGAACTTCGTCGTTGAGCATGAAAGGAACTAGCATAGAGCCGTCAAGCTTTTCAAGAATAACGTGCGGACGAGACAGATCCAAAACATGGTCTTGGGTTTCTTCTCTTTCGTTGACATTGAAAAATTTATGCAGGGGACGCCGCAGAAGGTCTCCGGTCTTCGAACAGAAGATGATACCGCGACACTCACGCCGCAGCATATTGTGCAAAGAGCGTTCTGCACGCATCTTAGCAGAACCGCCAGCGACGTTAATGGTGGGAAAGGTATCTGACATCATTACGTTGTAGTTGATGACGGTATAGCCGTCACGCTCAGCCACAACGAACTCAGGAGCATCCTTAATCGCAGGAAGCACCTCTGAGATATTCTTAATTACAGGGAATTCGTAATTCACTTTAAATCAACCCTTTCATGCACCATTGATCGTGCTCAATTATTTATTCGGCCTTGATCATAACCAAAATCATATGCGGCTTCCCATGCAGATCGTGCTGCCGATTGCGCAGCATCTAATTCTTCATCGGTAATGTTTGAATACGCATAACTCGGCAGGTGTACCTGTTGCCACCATTCTTCGAACGTCATTTTATTTTCCACGAATAATGTCAAAGACAGAATTTTGTAGCGAGGACGATTCCTCATATGACAGATAAAAATCAGTCGTCGGATCCCAATAAGCACCTTCCTTAGGATCGTAGTAGATCACCCGACCATTAGGATACACGAACGGACCTTCAAGGCCCTTACGCGGTTGCCATTTAGCATCACGTTCAGGAAGATTCTTGTAGCCCATGTCGTAGCTCCTTTGCTATCTTTAAATCATAGCAACAGAGTTATGCGGTGTCAACCAAAATTAATCGACCGAAACGAATTTCCAAGAGTTAGCTTGATAAAAATTGAGGGTGTCCTTATGACGAGGATCATAATTTGCCTCAATCTTGACCTTATGATTAAGAACAGTTTCGAACAATGGAGTGAGTGGATTCTTCTTGTCAATCGTTAGCAATATTCGGTTACCGTGTTCGTCCGAAAACCAAAAATCTTCAACCGCAAGCAGTCTACGATGAGGATCCAATCGCTTGATAAATGTCAGAGTTTTGTTGCCACTTAATCGATTACCAGGTCCACGAAGATTGTAATAGTCGCCGCCAAATACTTCATACAAACCCTGATCATATTCATGAAAGTAAGGAAGCTTGTATATCAATCCGGCAAAGTTAATAGGATACATGTATCCGTCAGCGATAGAATAAGCTGTATTTAAAAATTTAGATAGATCAGTTCTGTACTTAGATAGAGATTCACCTCGTATTCTAGCCAATACTAACTTACTATTAAAATAAGAACGAACGTGGTCTGCTAGTATTCTATCGTCTTGTGTAATTTTGTCTGTGGGTACAGAAAGTAGACCAAATGCGTTCCAATAATTTTTGTCTTCTTCAGTGGTAGCGGTTGTTTTTAATCTATACAATACACAACTAAGAACCAAAACGTCTTCTTTTGTAGTAAACATTTCCGCAGATTGCTTTGCTTGTGTAGTTGCGGTTAACGAAGCGAAGAAGTCATCATCTTCGTTAGTATCATCTAGAGAAGTGAATGCTGGGTGCATCTTTTTGATTTCCTTATTATTCTTATAATAGAATACTTGTTACATTAATACAATAAACTTGTTACCCAATGCTAATGTCTTCCATGCCTGCGGTACGTAGACGCACCACATGACCCAGCATGAAGTTTTTAGATTCGATTGCTTTAAGCACGCCCAACCATTTGTTGCGAAGTAGTGCAACTTCATTTATGAGAACTTCAAAATCGATGACTTCTTGTTCACCGTCAACATACTTCTCTGCGTCCCGTGACGTTAACGCACGAGCATAACCTTCAAGATATTTTTGAAAGTGTTTTCTACGAATCTTGCGAAGCTGGATGTTTAGAAAATTGAGTACCGCTTCGATTTCTTGGAGTTGGTTGAAACGGTACTCAGTTATTCCAGGAAGTGCGGCAATGTTTTTCTCTACATTGCCATACACCTTAACATCTTGTTTGGCAGAGACTAGCTCATTCTCGTAATGAGAGATGAAGTCAGGGAGAACGGATAGATCGCCGGTAATTCGGCTATACCAGGACATCAGTAGTCCTCGTCATACCCATCTTCATCGTCATAGTACTCATCGTAAAATAATTCTTCTTTAACTTGATGATATAAGCCATCTTCTGGGGTTTCTAGATAGAAAGACAGTGCATCCTTAATGTCCGAGTCTCCTCGAAATGCTTGCTTAATTTCATTAGGAGAGTAGTCTTCATCAACTAGATAATTGACCAACACTTCTGCGGCAGTACTAATGTCACCTGCTTCAATATTAGGTCTAAGTACCTTCCAAATTTCATTAACCAAACTTAAGTTGCTCATTCTGCTACTTCCTCTTCCTCGCTAGCGACAGTACTTAGTGCAGTATCTGCCCTTTTGTGGAATTCTTCCATAACAGTATCTAGGCAACCGTCATCATTTCGTTCCCATCCCTTTCGGAACTTCTTAATGATAG